ACGGTCCACGGCAACGGTATGGGCAATACCATAACCGTCACAGACAGCAACATCTCGCTGGTTGCCGGATCAATTGCAAATGTAAATACTGTCGGTGGCGCAATCAGCAATGTGAATACAGTTGCAACGGCAAATGCGAACATCACAACAGTCGCAACCAATATCAGCGGTGTTAATAGTTTTGCAGAACGCTATCGGGTTGGCTCGTCAGACCCGACATCATCACTTGACGAAGGTGATTTGGCGTACAACAGCAATTCAAATCTTCTTAAATATTATAACGGCTCAAGCTGGCAGAGTATCAGCCCCGGCATTGGGTCTGTAGCAGACGATAGTTCCCCGCAGCTTGGCGGCGACCTTGATGTCGTGACAAATGCTATTGTCAGTACATCAAACAGAAACATTGCGATTACGCCAAACGGCTCTGGCTCTGTTGTTCTTGATGGTTTGTCATATCCACAAGCCGATGGTTCGGCTGGTCAGTTCCTAAAAACAGATGGCTCTGGTGCGTTGTCTTTTGCCACTGTTGCCCAGCCATCTAATGCAACGACATCAGATGCGGGACTGATGTCTGCTGCTGATAAAACAAAGATAGATGCCATAGAGGCTTCTGCTGATGTGACCGACGCAACCAATGTTGCAGCAGCCGGTGCTGCTATGCTTGCTGGGGCTAGCTTCACAGGCGCTGTTGATGTTGATGCTGCGCTTGTTGCAAACACAGTGGGCATCGATAATGGATCAAATGATTGGGTCTTCAGTGTTTCAAGCAATGCGCTGATATTCTCATATGGCGGCACGGCTAAAGCCAAGCTAGATAGCAGCGGCAACCTGACTGTCATTGGCAATGTCACCGCATACGGTTCCATCTAATGGCTATCGCGGCGTCAGGGGCTGTAAGCCTTTCTGATTTCAGATCAGAGTTTGTTGGCGGTTCGTCTGCTATTTCGCTGGGTGATCTTTATCGTGGCGGGAGCAACATCAGAGCCAAGGCTGGTAATAACACGGCTACTAATCTTGCAGCTAATATACCCGCTAGCGGTGCAATAGATTTTGCTGACTTCTATTCACAGGCAAAAGGCTTTCGCAAAACCTACAGCAGCGGAGCAACGAACCAAGATGCGTCTGCCGTTTTTGGCGACGACTATGCTGTGGATTATCCTAAAGAAATTGTTATTGATAGCGGTGTTGAACTAGGCGCAACCAGCACATCACAAGAGGCGTTGCAGATAGACAGCGGTTTGTCTGGTGGCCTAACCATTACCAACAATGGCACACTGAGCGGTGCTGGTGGCGCAGCCAATGGTGGTGCTGGCGGCGATGCCTTTCAAGCCGATGTCGCCTGTACCCTCATCAACAACGGCACGATCCGATCCGGGGGAGGTGGGGGAGGAGCAGCCGGAGCCGGTGGCGCTGGCGGCACGGGTGGCCAAGGCCAGACATCTAGCACTGGCGTTGGTGCTTGGAGTGGTTACACACTTTCTACTACGGCTGGCAATCAGTACATGGTGCAGTGGTATTCACCGGGACAATATCGTAATAGCGACTGGTATTGGGCTGGCTCTAATGTTGGCTCATATTACGTCCAAAACTATAACTACCAACCAACCACACATTCTAGCGGTGGTTATACTTATCAAAGAAGCGCTGGCGGTAGTGCATCTGGTTTTGATCAAAAATTTCAAATTCGCAGACGACAGAACAGCGTGACCACATACACATATTACAACGGTGGAGCTGGTGGAGCCGGTGGCGGCGGTGGAAATGGTGGTGTAGGCCAAGGCTACGGCCAATCTGCTGGTTCTGGGTCATCTGGCAGTGGCGGTTCAGGCGGTTCGGGGGGAGGCACAAATGCTGGGTCCGGCGGCACTGGCGGGACCGGCGGGACTGGTGGAGCCGGAGCGAGTTTTGGAAATTCTGGTTCTTCGGGGGCTACAGGATCAACTGGAAATACAGGCGGCAACGGCAATCACACAAATGGTTCTGGTGGTTCCGGCGGCTCTGGCGGTTCTTCTGGCGGTGCGGCTGGCAAGTACATTCGTGGCCTATCTAATGTTTCCTTTACCAATAACGGCACAGTCCAAGGTGGCACGGCATGAATTACGAAGTAACAGAAATCAATAACGGTGTTGCTAAGATACAGTTTAGCGATGGCACATGGACATTTGTTCAGCTTACAGCCGACCTCAGCGAGGCTGACCTTGACGACATTGTGCATAATATTGTGCCACCACATTTAAAGACAGGTGAAGCGCCATCATTTCTCAGTGCTGGTGCAACACGCACAGCAGCGGCAAAGCCAGCTCCATCTTCACCAGAAATCGCTGCATACATTTTAGCGCGACAAATGGCTTACGGCACACCAGAGCAACAACTCGAATACATAACAGAAAATGGTCTGGATGCTTGGATAGCAAAAGTTGCTCAGATTAAATCGGACAATCCTAAGCCATGAGCAAGCCAACAGCCGCATCTGTACAGGCCCAAATCGACACCCATGAGGCGGTTTGCGCTGAACGCTGGAAGGAAACCATCCTGCGGATCAAGCGCATCGAACATATTATGATTGGCACGGCTGGGACGACCATCATCCTGTTGATTGGCATCATAGTCAGTCAGTGATTACCGTCTTTGTCCTGATGGTGTTCATCGGGCTAGGCGAAAACCAAAAACTACACTCCGACAAAATGATCTTTCGCAGTCTGATCGATTGCCAATGGTATGCCGCGCGCATCGTTCGCGTCTTTGGCAACTATGGCTACACGCGCGCTGGCACAGAGAAGATCACGGCGTATTGCTTACCGCGCGAGATACAGGAAGGCACCAACGAAAGGCTGTACTGATGGACCCTATATCGGCAATGGCCACCGCTACGGCGGCTTTTTCTGCATTGAAAAAAGGCTTTGCTGTCGGGCGTGATATCGAAGCGATGGCATCTGATCTGTCACGCTGGATGGGCGCGCTGAGCGATCTGGATATGCTTCAGAAGGAAGCTCAGAACCCGCCGATTTTCAAACGCCTTTTTGCTGGTCAAAGTGTTGAGCAGGAAGCGATCACCACATTCGCCAACAGGGAAAAGGCTCAACAGCAGCGATACGAGCTACAGCAGTGGATATCTCTGACAATGGGTAAGTCTAAATGGGATTCACTCGTTGCAATGGAAGGCCAAATAAGAAAAAGGCGCAAGGAAACGCTGTATCGTCAAAGAGAGCGCCGCCGAAAGTTTGTAGAGATCGTGGCTTGGATACTCGTTGCCGGCGTAGGGCTGTCAGCGCTAACAGCTTTCATTCTTCTGCTCAAGGCGCACACAGCCCAAGCGCAAGCAGCCAATGATTTGACCGTCTGCCGCCTGACAAAGTGCATGAAAATCGAAGACGACGGCACAGTGGCCTGTGTTTACAAAGGCGCTTACAACACGCAGGAGCTGCTTGTCTTTGCGCCGCGTGAGTTTCGGCCCCGCGAATTTCTGTGCCAGTGGCAAATCGATCAGCCGCTACCGCCGAATATCTATGACGCACTTGAGGCGATAAAGGACAGCCGCAATTGAGCCAGAAAAAATTCGAGCAAGATAGCAAGTTTGCTGCGGACTGGGATTTGGATGGCGATGGGCTGGTCAGCGACAGCGAAGTCGAACATAGCCGGCAGATCAAAGAAACTGAAACAGAGCTGCGCCGTCATCTGGCTCAGCTCCGCATGGCGCGTTTTACGCTAGCAGCGATGGGCGCGTTTACACTGGCCATGTTCTTTATCCCGCTGGAGCGGGTCGAGGCTTTGGCTGATATCTCAAATTTATTCTACATCTCCGGTGCCGGCATAGTCGGCGCCTACATGGGGTTCACTACTTTAGGGAGTAAGAAATAATGCTTGGAGTTCTCGCATCAATTCTTGGCAATGGCGATGTCATCAAAAAAGGGATGGACCTAATAGATGATGTCCACAGCAGCGATGAAGAAATGGAGCGGCTGAAAGCTGAAACCAAGATTCAGACCATGCAAGCCTATGCCCCATTTAAGGTCGCGCAACGCTACCTCGCCCTAATGTTCACCGGAACCTTCCTAGCCTCATTTGGCCTAGTGCTGGTTATGACACTGCTGGACAAGGCCAACATTCCAAACATCAAACAGGTCATCGATGACTTTTATTTAGGCGAGGCAATGCTGACCATACTGGCATTTTATTTTGGCGGTGGAATGTTGGAAGGCGTGGTCGGCAAAGTGAAGGCTAAGAAATGAACAAGGATAAGCTTCGGGAAGAGCTTGCAGAGGACGAAGGATGCAAGTTTGAAATCTACCTAGACCATCTTGGCCTTCCTACATACGGGATTGGCCACCTTGTGGTAGAGGGCGACCCAGAACATGGTCAGCCTGTCGGCACCCCTGTCGATGAGGAACGGGTGCGTCAGGTCTTCAGCCTCGACATCGCTTCGACGCTGGACGAGTGCCAAGTGCTGTACGCGGACTTCGATGAGCTGCCGGAAGAGGCGCAGCTAATCATTGCCAATATGATGTTCAACATGGGGCGTCCGCGCCTGTCAAAATTTGTCGGGATGAAACGCGAGGTTGACGCCCGGCGGTTTGACGCAGCGGCCGACGAGATGGTCGATTCGCGTTGGCATGATCAAGTGCCAAATCGGGCCAAGCGACTTGTGAAAAGAATGAGAGCTTTGGCGCATGGCTAGCCCAGCTTGGCAACGCAAAGAAGGCCAATCAGAATCTGGCGGGCTGAACGCGCGGGGCCGGGCATCGGCAAATGCGGCGGGCGCAAACCTCAAGCCGCCAGTCTCCAGCAAGATGGCAAAGAAAAGCAAAAAGGCTGCCGGCCGGCGCAGTAGTTTCTGTGCCCGCATGAAGGGCATGAAAAAGAAACTGACCAGCAGCAAAACTGCAAACGACCCGAACAGCCGGATCAACAAATCACTTCGCAAATGGGATTGCTAAAGAAAGGAACCCGCCATGAGCCTCTATGCAAACATGAACAAACGGAAGAAAGCTGGCACCAGCCGGTCAAAGAAAAACAGCACGGTTGACCCGAAGACATACAGCAAGATGTCCCGCAAGGTGGGTGGCTTTAAGGAAAAGAAAAAGACCGCCTAGCTGGGGAACTTTGGGGAACCGTTGGGGAACCCGCGCCACCGGATTAGGGCAGATTGCAGCGGTTTAGAACCGCTGTAACCCGCAGAAAACCTACCCCAACACCCCTAAAATCCGCCCTTTCACGGCGGCAACAGGGGTTCGAATCCCCTACGGGATGCCAACCTTTT